TTAGTTATCGTGCTGAATTATATAAAATGGATAATGAGGAGTAGATTATGCTATTTGACTTAAAGTACGCAAGTGGGAAGGGTGATCCAGACGAGCAAATTGAGGTTAGTACGATTGAAGACCTAATGGAGCTAGCGCGTCCACACGGAGTTTTATTTGAGGTATGGGCTAAAACCCCAGCATATGATAAAACGTATGGCGAAATAACAATCGCTGATGATTATTTAGAACAAGGATAAACAAATGAACTTCAACAGAGATAGTAGGTTTATGAAGGATACTAAGCGTAGAGAGGCTCTGCGAAAAATGAAAGTGGTCGATGGAAAGCTTGTGAGTTATGAAAAGTTTTTAAGAGACTATTTACGAAGTATGGCATTTACTTATCACGTGAGTGGGTGTAATGCAAGTAAATACAAAAGGATAATAGATATGTGTGAAAGTATGGCATTGAATCAATGGAATGCTATACCAAATACAACTATCAGCCAAAGCTAAGATACACTATATCTTACTGGCTAAATAATAAGGAGTTATTATGGGAAGAAAAGTTAGGTTTTATGAGCTAAATGATGGCAGTATTGTAACGGTAGATAGCGTTATGGCTGCTACTGGAATCTGTAGAAGAACAGTTGCTGATAGGTTATGTAAGACCAATGACCGTGCAAAAATCTTTAAGAAAGTTCAAGACAATGGCAGGACTGGTAAGTACAAGATCCATACTTTAGATGACGGGTCTGAATGGACAACCTTGCAATTGTGTGAGAAATCTGGAATCAAGTATGACACTATGATGGCTCGGATTAACAGGAAGCTTAAAAGTAAAGAGCCGTTAACAAAAGACTTTCTATTTTCACAAGTAAAGCTAGATCTCAGAACTTCTGAAAAGGATCATTTCGAAAAGCTGTACAATGAAAGGATGGAAGTAGACTCTGATGGATTTTGGAGTCTTTTTAATAAAAACGTATAAATAAGGAGAAATAATATGGATATTGAAATCAAAACATTAAAAGTAGCTGAGAAGATTGTAGGTGGCATCACCAGTACATCTAAGCTAGATACCTGCAGTATTAGCTTATCAGCTTTCGATTGTAAAAAGGGTAGTGAGTTGTCAAAAATCAAAGGTTCTGTTTGTAACAAGTGTTATGCTCGAAAGGGTATGTACAGGTTCCCTAAAGTAGTTAACGCTTTAAAGAAAAGAACCAAACTAATCTATCAAGAGTCTTGGGCAGACGCTTTAATATTTATCATAAAGAATAAAAAGAAGATTACTAGCTCTGGCTTATTTAGATGGCACGACTCAGGTGATATTCAAAACCATAACCATCTTGAAAAGATTATGAAAGTAGTTGGTGGTACGCCAGAAATTAAACACTGGATACCAACCAAAGAATCTAACCTTATTAAGAACTACAAAGGCAAGATACCAAGTAATGTTGTAATTAGACTTAGTGGATCTATGGTTGATGGAAAGGCACCTAACTACAAATGGACATCAACAGTGACTTCAGACCCAGCCAAAGCAACCTGTCGTGCTTTTGAGACCGACGGAGAATGTAATGGCTGTACCAAATGCTACGACCCAGAAGTTAAGAATGTGGTATACTTACAACATTAATAACAATAGGGCGCTACGCAGCCCTTATAATAAGGAGCAGTAATATGGGGGAAGTCATTATGGGTTTAGCTATAATATGGGTAATGTTTTTAATAATTTATCTATTTAAAGAATAAGGATGAGAATAATGAATATAAGGAGATATGTAAAAACTATGCAGTGGGCGATGCCCGAATTCGTATCGTTAAACGCTGTTGAAGATTCAGAAAGATGCAGCTCTATAAACGCCGAGTGGTATGTTGAAGGGTTCTTTTGCAAGGATTTTGCTGAAGACCCTGATTATGATGAGTGTCCAATTGAGATAAACATTGTATGTCATAACACAGAGCAGTTGATAGAGGATCAAGACTTGCTAACAGATGAGCTTTTAACAACATACGCTCACGAGCTTATTCACTTTGAGCAGTACAAGGAAGGAAGATTTGATTCTGAAAATATAATTAATAATGAAAAAGAAGCGTTCGAGAGAGAATCCGAATGGAAAAAGCCGTGGCATCAAGTTATGGCTGATAAGCTAAGGAGGTAGATAATGACAAACGATGATGATGTAACAACCAGAGCTAATGGTAGATGGCCATCAATTCTAAAAGATTTAGGTATAGATGAAAAGTACTTAAGAAATCAGCACGGGCCTTGTCCACTTTGTGGAGGCACGGACAGATATCGTTTTGACAATATGGAAGGTAGAGGTACTTACTTCTGCCAAGGATGCGGTGCTGGAAATGGATGGTCATTAGTCCAGAAGTATTTTGGGATTAACTTTTCAAGAGCTGTAGAGATGGTGTCGCCACTAGTTGGATTGCTATCAGACTCATTAAGTGAGGTTGAGATTCCTGTCAAGAAAGACCCTATACCAGCACTTAAGTTTGTAGCTGGTAAATCAGAGCCGATAAGGTATATGGGGTCTGTATCTAGGTATCTACAATCAAGAGGATTTGATGAAGTGCCAGATGGCCTCAGAGAAGCTAACCTAAACTTTTATAGTGATGGCAAAGTTGTTGGAAGATATGATGTATTGGTTTCTTTAATTCAGGACTTTGAAGGCAAAGGTGTATCATACCATTTGACATATACTGAGGATGGAAAGAAAGCGCCAATAAGTCCTGCTAGAAAGGTAATGAGCCCAAAAGGTACAATTACCGGTGCAGCAATAAGGCTTCACGTCGACTTTGAGGATAGTATTTGTGTTGCAGAAGGTATTGAAAGTGCTTATGCAGCCCATATAGATAGCGGACTTCCTGCGTTCGCAACAATAAGCGCACACGGGCTTGAGACGTTCGTCGTTCCAGAAGGCGTTAAGACTGTTATGATATACGGAGATAATGATGCTAGTTACACTGGCCAAGCTGCAGCTTACGCTTTAGCCAAAAGGTTAAGAAACGCTGGAGTAGAGTCTTGGGTATTCATTCCAGATCGTGTTGGCGAAGACTTTAATGATATATTGATAAAAAATAAGGAGAAATAATATGAGTGAATTTACAGAAATGTGTGAGATGTACGGTCAAGATCCTTCAGATCCAGATGCAATCGACAATATACTTGATATGATTCAAGAGGAAGGAGATAACTTTGATGAGATATTTCCTGACTTTGATGACAACTAGTTGTGTTATAATGTTGTTAAACTAAATTGAGGAGTGTGGTAGCTATGCAAGATAATATTCAAGAACTTGTTTGGAGTTTGGAAAAGAAAGTAATGGATCACAAGAGTAATCGCAGCCAAGCCGTTCAACTGGTAAGGAATGCGGAGTGCTTAAGAGATGATTACCGAATGTACAATATCGTACAAGAAACCTTCAACTATCTAATCGGAGCCTTTAAGAAAGGTGATGGCCAGATTATGCTTACAAATACTAATATGAGTGTTGGTGAGATTGTAAGTAGACATTTGTCTATTGGAGGGTACTCTGATGAAAAGATGAAATTGGGAACATTGATTCTTAATGCGTTTATTGATAATAATTTTCTAATACTAGAAAGAGAACCCTACTTCACTATGGAGGAGATCAAGACAGGGAATACTAAAAAGACCCTTAGACTACAGCCATATCACTTAGAACTTGGCCATAGGTTTGGAGATGTTGAGCCAGAGGCAAAGGAGCGAACAGGAATATCGACTACACGATACCCAGTATGGGAGAAGAAGTTCCGTATGGTCAATGGGGTTAAAGATAGTCTTGTGAAATCTACTGTCAAATATATAAACCCAGAGGAAAGCTATGTCAAGGCTATTAACAATCTTGAAAGAGTTAAGTGGACTATTAATCCTCAAGTTGCCGAGGTTAGCAAAGAGCTTGTAAAGAATATAACAAATACCGTTATAGACCTTACTGATAGCCAAGGAAATGTTGTCAAGTTCGACACTAGGGATTATCGCAGAACCTTTTTAAATAAGAGTCTTGCTTGTGTTGAATTGTTCAAAGACGGTGTTCCGTTTGAGCCTGAAAAGGGCAACGCATCAACAGTTAAAACAATTGAAGAAGGGTTGAATAAACTAAACAAACGCCTTGGAAATCTAAAGGAAGGTGGAAAGGTATGGTTGAGAGTTAAAGAAGACCTTGTAGAGATGCAAGAGCTTTTTGAGCATCACAATCAATCCTGGATAGCTAAACAATTCTGCCTAGCCACACAGTCAAAAGCTGCAAGAGATAAGGCTATTCTTGAAACTATCCACGGAAAGTCTGGATGGAAGTCACACGACTTCTACTTATCTATGTTTCTTGACTTTAGAGGTAGGATATATGCGAGAGACCCTTACTTTTCTTATCAGTCATCTGATTTGGCTAGAGGCCATCTTATGTTTACTGAAAAGAAACTTATGTCTGAGTATGGATACCAGTGGCTACAGATTCACGCTGCTAATAGCTTCAATCAGTCGTATTCCATAAACGAGCTTAAAGAGCTTGAATGGACACAGGTAGATTATGTGTCGGATCTTGTTAAAGATGGAATTCCTGACCTGTCTGTAGATAAGATGTCCTTAGATGATAGGGTATCTTGGGCTTTAGAGAATGAGGAATTGTTCTGGGAAGTTGCAGGAGACCCTATTGGCACTAGAGATATTTGGATTAATGCTGAGAAGCCTTGGGTGTTCTTGTCGCTATGTTTCGAGATTGTCGCCTATCAGGTTGCTATATGCTCTGATGAGGAGTATTACTCTCAGATTCCAGTATCTATTGATGGGGCGTCAAACGGAACTCAGCATCTGTCAGCAATGTCAAGGGATGAGGTTTCTGGCCAAATGGTAGGCTTAGTTAAACAAGAAAAGCCTATAGACTTCTACATAATTGTAGCCAAAGGAATTATCAATAGAAATATTGGTTCTGATTTGGGTGGAATATTAGCAAATATACCTATGAAGTTAATACGAAAAGGCATCTCTAAAAGAGGGACAATGACCAAAGCTTATGACGCAGGTGTTAATTGTATAGCTGATATTATCTATACAGACTGTTACAATGCTGGAATGACGGTGAAGTATGGGATAACAAAGAACATCGCTAAAAACCTTAGTAGAGATCTTGTGGATACATATAACACCATATGTTCTGGCCCTGTAGCAATCAAGGACTATCTGCAAAGTCTTGTTGAGTATAGAATGAGAGTTATGGGCAAGACATCAGTATCCTGGAAAACACCTAGTGGATTCCCTGTTGTATCTGAGAAGTGGGTGATGAAGCAGCGTCAAGTCAACTTGCCATTTACTAACAAGACTATTATGGCTGTTTATCACGAAAAGACAGATATCCCAGCAATACACGAGATAATGTCTGGAATAAGCCCAAACTATGTTCATTCAATGGATGCAAGCCATATGTCTTTGGTTATTAACAGGCTTAATGAGCAGGGCATAACGTCATTTGGAGCAATTCACGACTCTTTCTCTGTACACGCAGAGGATGTTGAAGAGTTGTTACACGTAACAAAAGAATGTTTTGTTGAGATGTATGATGGCAATGTGTTTGAGCGTATGAGAAGCAATATGGTTGATGATAAGTTTGACGAAAAGGAGCCGGCCATAGGTAAGCTAGACTTGGCTGGTGTAATGGAGTCAGATTATTTCTTTTGCTAAAATCCTATCGTGGGGTTATAGAGAAAAAAATAATAAATAGGCTCGTGGTAGAGTTTGATATAATAATAAAATAATAAATAAAGTAACATATACGCCCTGAGATAGCTCTCACTACCACACTGCATTACGCACTTGAGCTTATCTTGGGGCTTTTTTTTCAAAAGAATTTGATGAGTTGACTAAAGGTAACTTCATCGGATAAAAGAACGGCAACCAAACGTAGGTTGTTTAATATATAACAAAAAGGAGATGTAAATGATCTTAGAAAATGTAAAAGTACAATGGGCTAAACTTGGCGACAACGCAGAAAACAAGTATATGTCAGATGAAAAACAATGGTCAATCGAGGCTATCTTATCTGATGAACAAGCTATGAAATGGATGGAGTCTGGTGTTAAGCCACAGGTTAAGGTAAAGGACGGTGTTAAGTCTGTTTCTTTGCGTAAAGACTGTGTATGGAAAAAGTCAGGCGACCCAAAGAAGGCACCACTAGTTGTAGACCAATTTGGTGATTCTATTGATCCTGCAATTGTTGGCAATGATTCTGTATGTAACATTCAATACTCAGTAAGAGAATGGGAGTTCCAAGGAACAAAAGGTAAGTCTGCAGAATTAGTTGCTGTGCAAGTATTAGATCTTGTAGAGTACACTGGATCGGCAGAGAGCCTCGCTTTTTCTTTCTCAAAAAAGAAAGAGAAGCCTTTAGCGGACTCTAATGAAGACGTTCCGTTTTAGTATAGTATAATGTGAGAAAGGGGGACGGTGAACACCCCCTTTCTTACATATAGGTCTATAAAGATGGATCTATATGTAAGAAATAAGGAGAGATGTTATGGAATTAAGGCAATATCAAAAAGATGTCCTTAATAAGGTCATCTCATCTAATAACAAAGGTAATAACAATATAATACTTCAAGCAGCAACTGGAGCAGGCAAGACAGTAATGTCATCAGCTCTAATCAGATATTTTGTTGAGAAGGAGAAGAAGGTTGTATTCTTGGCACATCGTCGAGAATTGATCATACAAGCTTCAAACACTATGAGTAAGCTAGGAGTAAGTCACGGGATAATAATGGCAGGGATAGGCGCTAACGTCTTCGAGAAGGTGCAAATCGCATCTATAGATACCTTAAGGTCAAGAGCAATCGATACTAGCAAAATGGAGCTTCCAGAAGCAAGCTTACTAGTCATTGACGAAGCTCATAGAAGTATGTCCCCAACATATTTAAAGCTCATTGCAAAATACAAGGAACTGTACAACCCATTAGTGGTTGGATTAACAGCAACGCCTGTAAGAGCCGATGGAACAGGACTGGGACTAGTATACTCTGATATGGTAAAAGCCCCAGGAATCAAAGAATTGACAGCCTTAGGGAGTCTTGTTGATGCAGACTACTACGCACCGAGCGTTCCAGACCTAAGAAAAGTGGGAAACGTTGCAGGCGACTACAACAGCAAAGAGCTAAATGAAGCTATGGATAAGCCAAAGCTTGTTGGCAACATTGTAGAAACCTGGAAGCATCTTGCTAAAGATACGTCAACAATTGTATTTGCATCTGGTGTAAAGCATTCTCAGAGCCTTACAGAGCAGTTTATAGATGCAGGAATATCAGCAGCACACCTTGATGGCAGTACGGAAAATAGTGAGCGCGAAAGAATCCTTAAGGAGTTTAATGCTGGATTAATAACCGTACTATGTAACTGTATGGTTTTGACTGAGGGCTTTGATGCACCAATAGCGAAAACCTGTATTTTAGCCAGACCAACGAAATCATTGAGTCTATATATTCAAATGGTTGGCCGAGTATTGAGGCCTTACCCAGGAAAAGATAGGGCTATAGTAATTGATCACTCGGGTGCTGTATACACAAATGGGTTTGCAACAGACGAACACGATTGGAAATTAGGACAAGGAAAGATACAAGAAAATGAAAGAGTTGAGCCAGAAGATAGAGAGGAAAAGCAAGTCACTTGCGAAGGTTGTTTTCACGTGCACACCGGGAGTAATATATGTCCTCGCTGCGGGCATATTAATAGCAGCAAGTCGGCATATGTTGGGTATGTAGAAGGTATGCTTGGTCTAGTTAGTAAAAAGACTAAGAAAGTTGAGAAAGTTGAAAAGTATGGAGATGGGTTTAAACAGCAGTTCTATCAAGAGCTATTAGGATTGGCCATAATTCGCAAGAGGAGTCCTGAATGGGCTAGGCATAAATATAAAGCTAGATTTAAAGAAATACCAAGCTTTGGAAACGTGGATGCTATAAATCCTGGGAAAGACACAAAGAGTTATGTTACATATTTAAATATAAGAAGAGCTAAGTCTCGTAGATAATATGGAGAAATAAATGATAAAGAGAATAAGTGATGAAGATCTACCACAAGGTAGTGAACTATGGTTGGAAACAAGAAAGAAGTACGGCACAGCATCGGAAGCTGCAAGCGCCTGTGAGGTGTCCCCTTGGATACCAAAAAGCCGACTACAATTGTGGGAACTAAAGAACGGAGAGCTTGAGATTAAACAAAACTTTGCTATGAAGATTGGCCACGACCACGAAGATGAGGCAAAAGATTGGTTTCAACAGCAGTCAGGAAAGGTATTTGAGCCAATATGTATAATCGATGATGAAACGTATGGTATACCTTTAATGGCATCATTAGATGGTCAACAGGTATTTGGTGGTACGGAGATCCTAGAGATCAAGGTTCCGTTAAATGGTGGCTGCAGCCCATTGTGGGCGTCTATGGAGGATAATGAAGAGCTTCCTATTCAATATCGTATGCAAATGGAACAGCAGATGATGCTAACTGGAGAGGAGTTTTGTCATTTTGTAGTGTACGACTGGAAACTCAAAAGAGGTCAGTGTAGGGTACATCATAGCGATAAAGAGCTTAGAGAGGTTATATTGTCTGGCTGGAGAGAATACTTTAAAGGTAAACCAGAGCCAGGACAACTAGATATTGTTAAAAGAAATGATTCTAAATGGTTAGATATGACCGACAAATGGAAGGAAGCTAAAAGACTTGCTGATAAATACACAGCTGATTCTAAAAAGCTAAGACAAGAATTAATTGATATGTGTGATAACCAAAGCTTTCAAGGTAATGGTGTTAGATGTAGGCAAAACAATAAAACAGGTGCCTGGACTGTTGGAGCTATTAAATAAGGAGAATATATGGAAAGAATTATGAAAGGTATGGAAGAGGATGAAATCAAGGACAACATTAATCCAAACCATTATAAGAAGGGTGATATTGAAGTAATTGACTTTATCTTGGATCAAAAGATGTCGTACACTGAAGGCAACATTATTAAGTATGTTAGCAGATATAAATTCAAGAACGGTATAGAGGATCTCAATAAGGCCAAATGGTATATTGAGAAGCTTATAGAGGCGGAGGAGATGAACAAATGGATGCAAACGAGTATTACAAAAACCTCAGCGCCCAGAGACAGCTAGGGGTTAGGACTAATACAGCAAGTCTAATAAATAGTGGAATCAGCAAGCCTGAGGCCTATCTAAAGGCATTGGATATGGATAAGAAGCTGTTTGACGAAATGGAAAGGAGATACAAAAAATGGGAAGAACAAAGCTGACCCCAATGGAAGGGTTTATAATCGTAAAGGAAGAGGCTGTAGAGAATACTACTGAGTCTGGCTTAATACTAGGGCTGAACACGGACTCTAATTATATGAAAGGGGTAGTGGTCGCAACAGGAGTTAAAGAAATATCAATAGATGATGTTGCAATATTTCATAAAGACTCTAAGATTGATATTAATGAAACTGGTACGACCTTGTGGATTGTTAAAGATGAGGCATTACTAGCCAAGCTATCGTGACTATTGCACGCTTAGAGTATCCAACAATTAGGGTCAAGAAAAAAGAAAGAAAGCTAACTATGAATCTTTACAGGAATGCTCACTGGGGGGCTCTTGCAAAAGCCAAAAGAGATTATGCAGAACATATTGAATCATTTGTTGAATCTCTGCCAGTATATAATGGACAGATAAGTATTCACTACACACTATTCTTTAACGACAAAAGAAAGAAAGATGTTGATAATATGACATACCCTATTCATAAGTTTATGTGTGATGAAATGACAAAGAAAGATAAGATTCAAGACGATGATGTAACGGTGCTTATTGGCTTTAGCTCATTCTTTGGCGGTTATGATGAGGACGAGTATGTTATGGTTGAAATAATTGAGGAGCCTGAAAATGATGATTCATATAAATGACCTTGAACAAAAAATAGAGGCCATTATTAACTTCACAAATGATGAGAAAGTGTTGAAAGATTGTGAATCCTGGTTTTCAACTATTGAAATAATGAGGGATCTCAATCTATACTATATGACGCTTGAAGATGAAAGCGGTGATGTCATAGAATGGAACCCACACTAGGAGGATATATGTACATAGATTTAACGTGGATTTGGCTTGTTATTACGCTTATTGCTGTCTGGTTCTGGATTAGAAAAGAATCAGATAAAGCATACGAAGACGGTGTTCGATATGCAATATATATGCATAGCCAAGGAAAGTGTAAGTATGAGATTTATGAGAATGAAGATGGTGAAGATGTCATTAGCATAACGTTTGAAGATGGCTAAGAAGAATTGGAATTACGGATACAAAAAGCTATCAGGAAGCCTTTTGCAATCGATCAAGGCTGATAAGAATATTAACACACTTTGGATGGAAAACCTTCCTGGCGGAAGTTGGGAGGATGACGAGGTGCTGCACAACTATATGAAAGAAAAACTTAAGGAAGATAACAATGAGCAAAAAGATCACAGGTGCAAAGCAACTGATCAAGAAGCAAAATATGGAGTTGATGACCGTGACTCCTCTTACGGACAAACAGGATTCCTGTTTTAAGTCATACGAAACAGGTAAGTCACAAGTTCTTAAAGGGTCTGCAGGAACTGGAAAGACATTTATAGCAATGTACAACGCTTTCAATGAAATCATTAATGAAAAACAAAGATACAGAAGGGTTGTTATTGTTAGGTCTGCTGTCGCAACTAGAGATATTGGACATCTGCCAGGAACAATCGAAGAGAAAGGTGCTATTTATGAGTTAGCCTATATGGGAATTTGTAATGAACTATTCGGGCGTGGAGATGCTTATGGCCTTCTTAAAAAGGTTGGTGCTATTGAATTTATGCTTACGTCTTATGTTCGTGGAATAACATTAGATGAAACAATAGTTATTGTAGATGAGTTTCAAAACCTATCTAATCACGAGCTTGATAGTATTATGACTAGGCTCGGTAAAAAAAGTAAGATTATATTCTGTGGCGACACAGTACAGTCAGACTTAACTAAGAGCATCGAAAAGAATAATAACGCATTCTTTAAAGTCCTTGATGCAATGGATAAGGATTTTGACACACACACATTCGAACCATCAGACATTGTTAGATCTGGCTTAGTTAAAAGATATATCAAGGAAAGGGATCACAACCACTAATACCCCAACAGGACCGTTGGTGTTACGGCGCTTAGGCGTCACCGAGCTGGCATCTCGATACCAACTGCCACTAAATTATAAGGGGATTAATATGGAACATACTGTCGAACAGTGCAAAGAAAAGTTGCTAGGAATTAAGATAGTTTTGAAACAAGCAGAATCTATGTGTACTGGGTGTGACCCAATTCATAGAATCCAAAGCGCCATTCAAATGGTTGACGAATTATTAATGGAAGGAAGTAAAAAATGAAGAGTGAATACTTAGGTATAACAATAGACCGTACTAGAGACAAGA